TAATTTGCCCAAATATCCCGTATTCATTTTCATTCGCTTTAGCGTTGATATATATACCTTCAGTTTTAAGTGTGCCTTTTTCTTTTCCAAGATAGACTTGACCTCCTGTAGTTTTTGTATCTACTAATTTTTGCAAATGATCAATGAAATGGGTTATTGATTCTGTAGGAATAAATAAATTTAGTTGATTACCATATTGACCTTCTTGAATTTTAAATGCAATAGGTAATGGTAATGCTGGATTGAAATTAAAATCAGCCATAATTAAAAAAATCTTTTAGTAAAGTGTTTAAAAATTGATTGGTCGAGAGATTGTTCGACTTACAATGCTCTCGAAGTTTAGAAGCAAGATCATCATTTGTACGCACCCCAAATACGTTTCTGTTCCAATCTTTCTTGCGTTCTGCTCGTCTTTCTTCAAGTTGTTTCATGATTAAGTGACCAGAGAACTCAGCTTCTTCTGTTGTCATGCAGTTCCATTAACCTTTGATATAGCATGACTTAGAAATTCGCCATGTCTAGCTTCTGTAATGAAACCACTTAATTTAGGAACATTGAACTCTTTTTTAAATGCTTCTGAGATTTTCTTAGTTGCATCTGGATCTATTTCACTTAGTTCCTTAAGTTCAACCATGATAGATTGTTTTGCCTCTTTAGAAATGGGGTCAGGCAATCCTTGTAACACAGAAGTTGGTTCTGGTTTTTCATTTGGTTTTGTACGAGTATTACCTACACCAACTTTTGGTGGTGGTGTTTTGGTAAGTGAATTACCATCATCATCATCGTTAGCTAATCCGTAAACAGAAAGTAATCCATATCTACGAGCATAAGTCTGAGCAGAACCAGCTTCCTGATGTGCATTTTTTACGTTACTTGGAATCTTTGGAACAGGAAATCTGCTGATTAAAGGTTCATCTCCAGAAACGTGCATCAATTTTGTAATGACTATTGTAATAACTTCTCCATCTGGAGTAATTACATAATCATTTAGTTGTGTATGACAAAGACCAAACTCTGTAGCTGGTTGAACAGCTAACAATGCTTGAGCCAATGTCGTGTATTTACTTTTATAAAATGGATTGCTTCCATCTAAACCAGCAGCATGATGTTTCTGCTGGAAAGCATTAAGTGCTTCAACTAGTGTCGAAGGTTGTTTAGTGGCCATTAGTAAAAATAGTTTACTTGAAAATTATATTACACTTATATAATGTTTACTGCAAGGCAGCTTGTAATAATGTGTTGAATTGTTCTGGAGTCAAGACCATCCTCCATTGACCTCCTCGAAACCTAACCATACTAGCAACGAAGTCTACACCTGCATTTTGCCTTTGTGTTTCAACCTCCCTGGGTTTTACTAAACAAGCTCTGGACTTATCTTTATAATCTGCCACCTGTATCACGCAGTTTGGTATGCCATAAATATCACCAACATCATCTGGTATTCCTGCTGCTAAGTTTCGTTTGCATTCAAAACCAGTAACTTCTGTTAGAAGTTCTGCTGCTTCTCTTTCAGCTTTATCTCCTTTTCTTTTGTTTGGATTTGTCATCCTTGTAACTCTCGGATACGTCTTTGAATGTCATCAAATGCTACAACATATTCTTTATCTGTAATTTCTTTTTGAAACCATTGCCATTCAAGTGTTGCAATCTCATTCTGTAATTTTGTTATTAAATATTTTTTTCTTCGATCAAGTTCTCGATAAAGACACTTCACTTTTTAAGAATCCACTTTTTATTTATTTTAGATTGTAATTGCAATCTTTTCTGCTCTGTTATAGATAAGAAACAATCATCTAATTCATTTATTAAATTGCTAAAATCTGCCTGTTGAGATATTGCTAATGATCTTGAAAAATTTACAAGAGATGCACGAATAAGTTTTAGCTCTTGGCCTGACACATTTAGGACATAATCCACTAAAATAACTCCTGTTCTGCTTCAAACTTTTCCCATGCTTTCTGCCATGCAGCTTCGCATCTTTCTGTTGGTTGATCAATATTCATGATACATCTACCTTCAAATGCCCAAATCGTATTACATACGTCTGGTTTTAAATCATAGTTTAGTTTTAACATTTCAACGTAGCAACCAAGTTGTTTATCAGTTGAGTAAGGTTCTTTCCAGTACATATCAAGATCCTCAATATATAACAAACCTTCCTTTTTTCTTTTTCGCATGAAGTAATTACAACTGCTCTTTGTTTTCAAGTCAATCAATCTTATCTGGTTAGTTTTAGTATCTCGACCAAGCAAATCAAGTTGACCACCAACTGATTTATCTGGGATAGCCATCATATGTTCAACTGCCATTGGTTCAAAATGTGTGAACAATTCATGCTGAAGTAAAGGTTCAACCCATGCACTATATTCATCAGGATCAATTTTGCCATTGCCTAACATATGTTCAGCTAAACACTCATGACATTTTTCTCCTCTGGGTTGCCATTGTGATCTCCACATTTCAATATTCTGTCTATCTTCTTCTGTCAATTCACTACACACTTCGGTAGTTGAATAGGACATCCATTGCTTAGTCTCGATATTTACATATCTATGTGTGTTCTCATCTCTTTTGATAGGAAGTGGTTTTAGTAGTTGGAAGGTTTTCATTGTTAAAAATCTAAAGTTGGAAGGTCTTTGGGATCAGTAAATTCTACTTTCTCCTCTTTTGGTTTGGGTGTCTTTACCCTAGCAAGATTTCTATATTTGACACCTTGGTAACCTTGCGGAAATGCTTTGTTACCTTTGGTGTTGTTGACACATTCTGTCCATCCTGGGGGAGGTGTGTCTAAATCTTCTAATGTCCAGTAACCTTTTTTAATACCATCTTTAAGTATTTTTAGAACTGAAACATCAAATAGTTTTTGCATTATTGACCTCTCCAAAAATGTGGATCTGTATCATCTTTAAATGATAAATCTGGTTCAGTTAGTGTTGATGGGGGAGTTGGATTTAGTTTTTTAAAGATCTGCTCTGTTTCTTGATATCGTTCAACTTCTTTAACAAAGTTAAGTCTCAACCACTCATTTAATGCTCTTGCACCAATTTGTGACCAAGTAGATCCATAAATATCTGAAAGAGTTTTAACCATTTCAAAATCTTGAGTTGATACTGGTGTTACGTTAATTCTTTGAGTTTTATCGTGCATTATTCAAAACCCCTTTCTGCTGTAAATACTCTTGATGCTGGATGATTATTTTTTGGCTCCTCTGGTTTGTAACCCTTCTTAACTTCGTAAATGTCTTTCCAGCCAGCCGTAATTGCGTTCTCAAGAGCTTTTTTCCTATCCTGTGATGGAAATGACCTGAGTTTATCAAAGAGGCGGTTAGCGACCTTTGTAGAGTTGATTGCACCTTTTTGTTTTCTTATAGGCCACCATTCTTCAATTAAATCAGCACAATCTTTTAAATCATCAGGTATTAAATCTGGTGTAATTGAGCTAAATCCATAAAGATCCATAGGCACAGAAACATTTTTCTTTCTTGATTTAACTTTCATAGCTTTTCTAATTAAGTTTCTGACAACAGCAGATACTTTCTTTTCTTCATCTGTTTGTGAATCAAGCCATTCAATCTGTTCTGGCTCTAAATACAACGTAAGTTTCTCTTTTGGCATAAGTTTATGTCTTTGTATGTAAGTGTAATTCTATTAGTTTATTATGTCAACAAGAAAGTTTTTCCTTATTTATTAATATATATATTTATATATATAATATTATTTATATATTTATTATAAATTTACTTACTTATATTATATTTCTTTTTCTTTTGGTTCTTTTCTTTTTCTTTTGATTGCCATTCATAGTTGAAAAATATCCATGTGCTAGTATTATGGTATAAGTTTGCCATTCATTATGACAGTAGAAAAATTAAAACGAATAAGTGTAAGTGTCGATTCCCAGGAATATGACGAACTAAAAAAACTGACACGTTCTGGCATGTCAGTTGGTTTTTTAATTAGAGAGGCGATACACAGATTTTTAAAAGAAGCTAAACAATAAAAGGTGTTTTGGTTTCATATAAATTTTTATTATGATCCCACCAGATATCGATAACATATTTACCATCAGAAAATAACAAATAACCTCTATCTGATTCTCTACATTCTTCAATATAGAACTCTATAAAATCATCATAATAATCAGGTAATAGATTATTATCTTTAGCTATTTCTTTAGCTGTATTAACACAATGCTCTTGAAATTGTTCATTAACATAAAGAGCTTCTTTTTCTTCCATAACTTGATCTGGTAATGGGTTATCAATCATTTATTCTTCCTCAAATTCTTGAATATCTAAAATTAAATTTGTTTGACCATTTTCAATTTTAGTGCAAAGCCAATCTACAGCTTTATAATTTCTAGTGTTAAATTTTCCATCAACAATAAAAATATCTATATCTTCCTCTGGTATTTCTATAGGATCAATAGATAGTTCATATCTTTCTTTCATTCTTCTACCTCCTCTATAAATTCAACTTCTTCTATTTGATGTGATCCATCAACATCTTCTGATTCTCCAACAGGAGGATGATAAAATCCACCTTCTTTGTTGAATTTTTCTTTAGCTTCTTCTACTGAATGAGCTTTAACAGAAAAAACTCTTTTGATAATCGCTGATTCTGTAATGTAGTACTCGTTAATCATTTTCGTTACCGAATTTTCGTATTTGGAAAGTACTGGACTTACAGTGCGAGTCATAATCTCATAATTAAAAACCTATTAATAAAAATAGGGGGATTGAAAACGCATCATGCCAGTAAATTATTCTACCTTCTTTAAATAATTAGTTTGTAATCTATCTTGTAAGTTATATATATCTTTAAGTAAATCTGGATCTTCAACTTGTTCTGTTTCAAACTTATATAATTGTCTTTTATACCTGTTATAAGTCCAGTAGTACATATCTATTTTTGCATTTCTTTTATGATCATAAAGACTTAAAACTTTCTCTTTATTTTCTTTCTCCCATTCTTTAATATCTTGTTCTTTAATAATATCTTTCCACCATTCGTAGGGAGTAGTTGGATAAACTAAACCTTTAAATTCTTTTTTAATTTTATCCATTATGTAATCTTTAGGTTTACCTTCTCTAATTAACTCTTTAATTCTTTCAACTATCTCTTCTTTATGAGGATTTTTATTTGTCATGTATCGATTCTCCTACTAGTAATTTGTATTTCTCGAACTAAGTATCTAACTGATTCTTCGTAATCTATTTCATTACCATTTTGAGGTAAAAAGAAAGTAGCATCCCTTTCTGCTAACTCACAAAGTGCTGAAAGAATATTCAATAAAACTCTAACTTTTTGTTCAGTATTCATTAGACTAAATCCTTTAAAAAAGTCATACAATTTTCTTTATTAATTTCTTTTAATCTATTTATTACATTTTCTCTATAAAGTTCTCCAGAGCTATTTATATGATTCACTAAATTGACTATCACTAGTTGATTTTCTGGAGATAATTTATCGATGTGAAAAGGAATTTTCATAATATGTTCGTTCATCTTTCTACTCTCATTAAATGATTTTGAGTTAAAATATGATCTATTAAATCTTTTATTTCTTCTGTAGATTGATAAGCAATTGTCGAGTCTTGTAACTTAGCAAATTCTTCTGCCCATACTGCAATACTCAAAATTTTATTTAATTGCTTGTAAGTAATCCAAGCTCTTTCTCTTTCATTCATGATTTTTAATATAAGAATGTAATATGTATGATATCATATATTAGTAAACTATTCATTAATATGTCGAGAGTTAAACAATTCATTCACGAACATTCAGAATTTTCAGATTCAGACATTCAAGCATTCATGCATTCAAGGCATTCAAGCCAAAAACAAAAAATCCAGGATTTTGATTTCTTATTTCAATTTTTGATTTTTTACTTTTTAAAAATTAAATAATTATTTTAAATTTTTGAAATATCCCTTTTTTTGAGTTCCGTGGATTAATAATGCGAAGGGATCAGGTTTAAAGCAACTTGAATCATCTTTATCTATTTTGTAAGGCTTACCTATATGTTCAATACCTTTTTTTATTGCTTCGGCTTCGCTATTAACTACAATTGCATATCTTTTAAATTGTGGATATCCTGCATAAATTAACCTATCTAGTGATCCCCCCATTGAAGCAGTTAAAAAGAAGTTATCAGGTATTGAGACATTAGTACCAAATAAATGCAAACTTTTAGAATAACAATAAAATTTTAAATTAGGATTTAATCTTGCTACTGCTAACCAAGTTCTCAAATATTCCCCATTAAAAAAATCACCACTAGAATGAATTCTAACTTTATTAATATTTTTAGTTATATGCTTTTCAATTGAAGCATTTATTAATTCATATGTTTTATAAAATCCATTTTTACTATTTAAAGTTTTTTTAATTAAATCTAAATTGTATTTTCTTGCTTTATATACATTCAAATATTGATTTTCTTGACTTGCAGCATAACATCGAAAAATATTATTTTCCCCATCTTTTATATTAGTTTTGCCGTTATCATTCATAACAACATAACTATGACATTCAGAGGCCATCGGACATGTACGCCCAGCTGGTAAATCAAAAATTAAAGTTTTTTTTAATTTTTTATTACTTTTTGACATTTTTAATAAATCATTCATAATTTTTAAAAATAATTTGGAAGGTTAAAAAAAATTGCCCGTCAGAATAAATAACAATTCTGTCTTAATTAGTCTTTTTTAGACTTAGGCAATTAATAAAAGTATTTAAAAAAATACTTTTATTTAAGGATGTTTAAAACATCCCTAAATGAAAGTATTAATTAATAATTTCTTCTTTTATTAATAAATCATCACCATACTTATTTTTTTTTGAACTATCAAAAAACTGTTTAACTTTTTTAATTGTTTTAATTCCTTGATATCTATCAAAAATAAGTTTAGCTTTTGTATATGTATAAATCATTTTTTTAAATCTTTTATTTTTATGTTTGTTATTTTTCGCTGCTGATCATATCGAACATTAAAAGAGCTTATATTAAGTTCTTTAAATTGTGGTTTATTTATGTATTGTCCAGTATGAGATACAAGAAAATCTTTTAATGCGTTTAAATCATTTAAAATTGCTTTCTTGCTTTTGTAATCTCTACCGTAAGCAGGTAATAAAGTAATAAAACTCATTTTTAATAATCCTCTGGAAACATAATACAAGTGTTGTTGTAATCCATTTTTGTATAATTCTCTAAATCCATTTTATCCTCTGTTAATCCATACCCTACTGTCATAATCCAAATTTTACGGCCAGTTGATAAAAGATAGACTCCTAATAGACTTCCGCCATTTTCGTTTTTTATAGTGCGGTTATTAGTTTTAATAGAATCATTTTCTACTATCCCCCAATCTCCTTTTAAAAATTTGTTTTGAAAAATTTGAACTATTACCTCATCGATTAATTCGGGATTTAATCCGATGTAATTTTGTAAAGCACTTGAGTATGTAACATACCCGAAGTTACTTTCTTTAAGCTCTGTTTGAGTAGACATTGTAAATAAAAAAATAGTTTACTATCATATTTTAATATATATGTCCATGTATGTGTAAGTATGTCTTATTAATTATATATAAAAAATTCATTCAGTTTTTGCATTCAGTTTTTGCATTCAGTTTATAAAGCTAGTTAGTTTTTAAATTTTTTTTTTTTTTTTTTTTTTTTTTTTTTAATGAAAAAAAAATAACCCTAGATTTTTCTAGGGTTAATTTTAATTAGTCCAGATAATAATTTTCATAATCCTTTTTTGAAGGATTATAAATGTGAACTTCTGAGCATGTTTCTGATAACTCAGGGTTAAGAGCATTAAAAGCGAAAATCTCAGGATCTGGACTATAAAAAGTTCTGAACTCTTCAGCATCTAAAAATATTTTTACTTTTAGATCTGATCCGAACTGTTTATAATCTAGACCTATGCAATCTACTAAGTCTAGATAATCACTATCAATAGTGAAAATAACTTTTTTACATTTATGTTTTGTAAAATCGAAAATTGTTTTTTTCATAAGTTTAAAGTTTTTTGAGATTCCCACTTTCTAATTATTTCTTCTTTTAATTCTCTAAATGTTTCTATATGCTGTAAGCCCTCGATATTTTCGAGGACTTCAGCAATTTCCGCATCTGATAAATTAAGAAATAATTTTAACTCTAGATAATTAGATTTCATTGTCTAACCTCTGAATTAATAACTCAATCTGATTTGCTCTTGTTTCAAGCCTATTATATAAAGTTGAAGTAATAGCAATTGATTGCCAGATAAGAAAACTTACGGCAATTAATAAAAGATTAGTTCTCATTTTAGTTATCCTTGAATGTTTGAATGAATTTAACACCAGCATCTTCTAATACTGAGCGATGATAATCTGTAATTGATTTACATCCTGTAAGGCAATATATCCAGAAATCTCTAGGATTTTTTAGATACATTCTATCCTGAAACTTAGTTTCAATATAGAATTCGATTGTTTGATTTTCTAACATTGTTTTTTAGGAAGGTAAAAAGGAAGGAAACAAAAGGAGTAAAAATTTTACTCCTGATGTATTGTTTTTAGTTTGTCCAAACTTCGTAAGCTTGTTTATCTTTAAAAGTAGTTTCTTCTACTTTTGGTGTAAACTCTTCCCAATAATGAGTATAAGTTATACCTGAGAAACTATCTTCTAAAGCATGTAAATATGCTTTTGTTTGATCAAAATAAATATATCTTTTTAGATTGAATCCGATAAAAGAATTATCAGGATTTAATCCTTTAGGATAATTATTTTTGATAAATAATCTCACTGTTGAGAGTTTATCTTTTGATGCTTCCAAAAGCTTTTGAAGCTCATGTAGCTTGTCACTGTATGGTGATTCCATAGGAAGGAAGGATTAAATTGTCTAGTTTCTTTGTTTGTATTTTCCTTTTGTGTTTACCTGATAACCAATTTTTAAAAATGTGTTACCTGATAACCAGTTTTGAAAATACGTTAGCTTAAAAATTGGGCATAGTACTAGCCCATTATTTAAGTTATCTATATAATAGCACAAATCTGATATCTATGTGGTATCAATATATACCATAGTGATATAACTATGATAGGGGGTAGTGTATCAAATGTTACTAATATATAGACAACCCCTCAGAACTTAAATATATTCTCTAAATCTTCGTTACTTTGATTCAACTTTAATTGAAAGCTCTGGAGCTTGGATGTTTACAGTTTCAACGGATTCACCTATCACCTTACCTAGAGAGTCTAGGATCTGTGCTGCTGTTTGTAATTGACCTTTTGATATAGCTTTATTAAATAAACGTACTCTCATAGCTTGTAAACGTGGGAGCATGTTTTCTCTATCTTTATCCCAATCTTCAGTATTCCAATGTTTTACTCTACCCCAGTCTTCCCAAGCAGTAGTTATTGAGATCTGTTCAATTTTTGAATGTTCTATGACAAGTTGACGAGTTGTTTTACCATCCAGTTGGCGTGAATATAGGCGTTGAGCTCGTTCTTGAACTTTTTCAGCTGTTGATCTAGCTACAAATCTAGGTCTACGAGTTTTATTAGCTTGAGCTACTGGTGGGGTAATATCGTTGGGAAAGGTAGAAGAAGCCACGGACTTACTTGCAAGGTGTATTTAATGAAATAATAACCTAAAAAAGCTGAAATAGGCTATAAAGAGGGGGTATAGATTGAAATTTTTGTTATTTTTAAGTGTATGGCGGTAAAAAACAAACCAGAAATCAGTTTAAGGTATGCACAGGGGGAGGTATTTAACTGTGATAAAAGATTTCGGGTGTTAGTTGCAGGAAGAAGGTTTGGTAAATCATATTTATCGTGTATTGAACTATTAAGAGGAGCTATTAATCGACCTGGGGAGACATATTTTTATTGTGCTCCTACTTATCGAATGGCAAAGGATATTGCGTGGAAAGAATTGAAGAAGTTAGTACCTAAAGTTTGGGTACAGAGTAAAAATGAAACTGATTTAAGGTTGGAATTGATTAATGGATCGACTATTGAGTTAAAGGGTACTGAAAATGCGATGGCATTAAGGGGTAGGAGCCTAGCAGGGGTTGTATTGGATGAAGCAGCATTTATGGATCGAGATGTGTGGGCGGAGGTAATTAGACCTGCTCTAGCTGATAAACAGGGGTGGGCATTGTTTATTAGCACTCCTGATGGAACTGCCAGTTGGTTTTATGATATGTGGTGTTTTTGTGGTGAACAGGAGTGGGATGATTGGAAAAGATGGAGTTTTACTACGATTGAAGGAGGTAATGTAGCACCAGAAGAAGTTGAAGCTGCAAGAGCACAATTAGATGCAAGGACATTCAGACAGGAATTTGAAGCTAGTTTTGAAAATTTAACTGGTTTAGTTGCAGTAAGCTTTGATGATGACAATATTGATAAAGAAGTGCAAGACCTACATATGCTGCCATTGTTGTTGGGATTAGACTTTAACGTAGATCCAATGGCTGGAGTTTGTGCTGTTAAACATAACGATATGCTTTATGTGTTTGATGAGATTATGTTGACGGGTGGAGCTACAACTTGGGATTTTGCTGAAGAAGTTACAAGAAGATATGGGGTAGATCGAAGAGTTATTGCTTGTCCTGACCCTACTGGTAATGCAAGAAAAACCAGTGGAGTTGGTTCAACGGACCATAGTATTCTTAGAAGAAGTGGATTTACTGTTATGAGTCCAAAAGCTCCCTGGAAAATTAGAGATAAGATTACTGCTGTTAATACTGCTTTGTATGATGCGAATGGAGATCGAAGGACTTTAATACATCCAAGGTGTAAAGAATTGATAAAATCACTTAGAACTCTTACTTATGCACCAAATACTGGTCTGCCCAATAAAAATTTAGGAGTTGACCATGCGTTTGATGCTTTTGGTTATCTTTGTCTACAGCAATTTAACCTTGCAAAACCAGAGACATTAGGTCAAACTTCGTTTAGAATATATTAAGAACTACCTAATTCTTATCATGTATCATTCTACAACTAAGAAAAAGAAAAAGAAAAAGAAGGGAGGCAAGAAACGTGGCGAATGTTCCTGTAAATAAAGCGTTATACTCTAGAGTAAAAGCAGAAGCTAAACGTAAGTTTGCTGTTTATCCTTCTGCCTACGCTAACGCATGGCTTGTACGAGAGTATAAGAAGCGTGGTGGTACTTATCGCACAGGAACTAAGAAACGTGGCAAGAAGTAGCGGTGGTCTTACCCGTTGGTTTAAAGAAAAATGGGTAGATGTAAAAACTGGTAAGCCTTGTGGTCGTTCAAAAGGCGAAAAGAGAGGCTATCCTGCCTGTAGACCTAGTAAACGTGTATCGAGTAAGACACCTAAGACTACTGGAGAGATGTCAAGTGCCGAAAAAGCAAGGTTTAAACGTGAAAAAACAGGTAGTAAGAAGATAAGTTATCAACATAGACGTAAAAAGAAAAAAAAATAACTGTGAAAAACGCAGTTTCAAGGTAATATATTGTTATAAGTAAATTTTTCTTAGAATCATGGCATTTTTTCGTGGCGAAGAAGGCTCTGTTCAGTTTGATAACGGAACTGGATCAGTTGGAGCTATAGCTTCTACAACAGCTTGGACTTTAGATACTACAAAAGATACTCTTGAGTGTACTGCTCATGGAGATACCTCTAGAAAGTATGTAGGATCTTTAATTTCTGGTTCTGGTACTGTTGATCTTCTTTACACAGCAACATCTGGGGATGATACTGCTGAAATTATTACAGATGTTTTAACTGCTGAAGATGCTGGCGATGCTTCATTTAACCTTTTCTTAGATACATCAGGTGCTAAAAAATTAAGTTTTAACGGAATTATTACAGGAACTTCATTTAGCTCTACAGTTGGTGATATTTCTACAGTATCAGTTAGTTTTGTGACAACTGGTGCTATTACTTCTGCTCTCTAATGCCTAAAGGATCTTATTCGAGCAAACAACGTAAACTTGCTGCTGTTGCTCCACCACGGGATAAGATCACGGCTGCTGATCTTAAAAAGTTACGTTCTAAGAAAAAGAGGAAAAAGAAATGAAAGCCAAGAAAGAACTTACAGCTAGGCAAAAGACTGCTTTAGCAAATCATAAGAAGAAGGGTACTCATACAGCACAACACATGAAAATAATGAAAGAAGAGATGTTGAAAGGTAAAACATTTATGGAAGCACATAGAATAGCCATGAGGAAAAAAGGAAAGTAATGGCTAAACGTAGAGGAGTCAGTTTATCCATTGGTAGAGGCGAAAAGTCTAAAAAGGGAGGACTGACTGCTAAAGGTAGAGCTAAATATAATCGTGCTACTGGTAGTAATTTAAAAGCACCTGTTACAGGAAAAGTAAAACCTGGTAGTGCAGCAGCTAAAAGACGTAAATCTTTTTGTGCAAGAATGTCTGGAATGCCTGGACCAATGAAAGATAGTAAAGGCAGACCTACAAGAAAAGCGTTAGCTTTAAAACGATGGAGGTGTTAATCAATGACTTATGCTGTACCTGGTCCAATTAGAACCAATATAGTTTCATCTACATCTGTAGGTGGAATTGATAGTCCTTTTACTAGAACTAGGGCAGTTTTAGACATGATGAAAGGTTGGGAAATAATGAAAGCTGTTACTGAGGGCACTGAATATTTAAGAGAAAATAGTGAAGCATTTTTACCATTAGAACCAAGAGAAGATTATGATGCTTACCTTGCAAGAGTTAATAGATCAGTATTTAGTCCTTTTACACAAAGATTAATAAGAGCAGCTACAGGTCTTGTATTAAG